CTCTGAGCTCGGGATCTTTACACAACAGGAGGCTATCCAATATCTGACCAACCACCTGCAGTACGGCACCAACCAGGAGGACAAGTGCGCATATGTTCGCCAGCTCCTGAACTCTGAGTTTCTACCGCATGTTCGATTTGCGTCGGAGATGACGACAACTCCCGTTCACAATACGCGAAAGGTGATGCTGATGGGTGCTATGATCCGCCGTCTATTGCTGACCTACTGTAAGCAGATCCCATTGGATGACCGAGATGCTTACCCAAACAAGCGTGTTGTCACCACGGGTGCTCTCTTGACCCATCTCTTCCGACAGCTGTTTCAGAAGGTGTGTAACGATACTCGCAATGAGTTTGTTCAGGAGGTCAACAATGACAGCTGGAAGCGTGGTGAGGGCGGTCCTCGTCCGATGGAGATCCTGAATGTCAACAATCTCTATAAGATCCTGAAGCTCTCGGCAATTGAGGGTAAGCTCAAGCAGGCCCTTGCTACAGGCAACTTTACAGTTCAGGGTCTTGGATCTGCTGCGTCGATGTCCAATGCGACCAAGGTAGGTGTTTCACAGGTATTGGCTCGTATGTCTTATGCCGCAACGCTCAGCCATCTGCGTCGTATTCAGACGCCCGTTGAGAAGTCGGGTAAGCTCCTGGCTCCTCGTAAGCTTCACGGTACTTCGTGGGGTTTCATGTGTCCCGTGGAGACACCAGAGGGCCATTCAGTTGGTATTGTGAAGAACATGAGCCTTCTGACTTCAATCTCACAGCATGTGCCTTCCACCACGGTTGTTCATTACCTTCAGGAGTGCGCACATATCGCATGGCTTGATACACCTAGGGTTTACGATGGTACATCCGTTACGATCAATGGCGTGATTGTTGGATACACAACGGATCCTTATGGTCTTGTCTCAAGTCTCCGCGAGGCAAAGCAGACCCGCCGTCTTCACCCACACATCTCAGTTGCCTGGTACACTCTGATGAATAGCATCTCGATTGAGACAGATGGTGGCCGTTGCGTTCGACCTGTGTTCAGGGCAGGTGCTTCACCTCCTGAGGACACAACTAGCTGGAATGAGTGGTGTAAGTCAAGTATTGACTACATTGACTCGTCTGAGACGGAGACATTGAGGATCGCAATGAGCCGTGATCAGATGACTAGTGCGCATACTCACCACGAGGTTCATCCTTCGCTGATTGTCGGCCATATGGCATCCACTATCCCGCTGTCGGATCATAATCAGTCTCCTCGTAATACCTATCAATCAGCCATGGGTAAGCAGGCTATGTGCGTGTACGCAGGTAACTTCGCAAAGCGATTGGACAAGAACGCATATGTTCTCTGCTCCATTGCTCGCCCGATCGTGGAGACCCGCGCAATGAACATCCTGAAGATGCACGAGATGCCGTTTGGTTTCAATGGCATTGTAGCGATTGCTTGCTACGGCGGGTACAATCAGGAGGACTCCGTGATCATGAACAAGTCTTCTGTAAAGCGTGGGTTCTTCCGGGGTCTGTACTATGGCATGTACAAGGATGAGGAGCACCGTAACGTGACCTCTGGACGTGAGGAGAAGTTTATGAAGCCTCAGAAGCACAACACTCGCAAGTACAAGAATACCAGCTATGCCGCTGTTTCAGACAATGGTCTTCCAATTATCAACTCAGTGATTAATGAGAATGATGTGATTATCGGCAAGGTTGTGAACCTTCGTAATGATGCTGCGGGATATGCCTTCCGTGACGCATCGACGACACACAAGAACTCTGAGCAGTGCCGTATTGATGGTGTCTGGCAGGATAAGAACTCAGATGGCTACCCCTTCATCAAGGTTCGTACTGTTTCTGAGCGTATTCCACAGGTTGGCGATAAGGTCTCTTCTCGTCACGGTCAGAAGGGAACCATTGGAATGATGATGGATGAGGAGGACATGCCCTTCACTGCAAGCGGTCTACGTCCAGACATCATCATGAACCCCCACGCAGTTCCATCTCGTATGACAATTGCTCAGTTGATGGAAAACATCTTCGGCAAGATCGGTGTTCGAAAGGGAACTCTGGGTGATGGAACTCCCTACTCCCATCTGAAGGTCGAGGACTTGAAGCGTCACATGGTAGATATGGGCATGCATCCTTATGGCAATGAGATCTTGTACAATGGACAGACTGGTGAGATGATGCAGGCCGAGATCTTCATGGGCCCGACTTTCTACCAGCGTCTGAAGCACATGGTGATTGATAAGAAGCATTCCCGTGCCCGAGGCCCGATTGTATCACTGACCCGCCAGCCTTGTGAGGGTAGATCGCGTGATGGTGGTCTGCGTGTGGGTGAGATGGAACGTGATTGTATGTTGTCACACGGCATCTCGGTGTTTACCAAGGAGCGTCTGATGGATGTTTCCGACCCGTTCAAGACGGGGCTCTGTAAGTCATGTGGTACGCTTGCGGTCGTGAACCCTGTGGAAGGGATCTACTCCTGCGGTGCTTGTGGCAATAAGACCGATTTCGTGATGAAGACCATTCCGTATGCGATGAAGCTCTGGATGCAAGAGCTGGAGGCCATGCACATTACGCCGAAGCTACTACTGGAGTAGGATCATCCGGCGTCATTGAACTCAAGCTCTCGGTTGAAGGAGACTTTGACATCTTAATACCAGGAAACTTAGACTTACGCCTACATAGATACGTCAACCACGCAGCAGTTGCCAGAATTCCAATAATACCAACAATTGCAAGAGGCTCCATTTTTTACATTCCGCGTTCATTCTGAAAACTTGTCTCAACCACTAAACAAAATGACATCTCCTGCTCCGAATGCTACTCCTGCTTCTGTTGGTGGTCGCCGAAAGACCCGCCGCGGCCCTTCCGCGAAGGCCCTCAAGCGCGTCCTCAAGTCGCACGGCCTCAAGTCGTCCGGCAAGAAGGCCACGCTCCGTGCTCGCGCGAAGAAGGCCCACCTCCTGTCCAAGGCTTAAATTCTTTGTAATTAGCAATGCCTGGAAACTATATTATGGCGTGGGACGGGGCTTACGTTCCTGTAAACAGTCCTGAGTTATTTGAGCCTATTCATGGCGGTCGTCGTCGCAAGAACCGCAAGACACGTCGTTCGCGCCGGCGTGGAGGTGAGTACGTTGTTCCTAAACAAGTCATGCCTGCGAATGAAAACGTGGATCCCCTTAATGAAGCAAAGGCAGCTCTTAAACCTTCATCTTTACGAATTCTGAAACCTAAACAACAGTCAGTTAGTGAGGTCCAAGTTGCGAGGTCCAATCTTTCTTCAACACCAAAGAGCCCGATGGTGTACGGTATGTCTCGTCGCCGTAAGACCCGCCGCACCCGTCGTCACCGCTAAACACACATCAATCTAAGGCGCACAATGCGCCGCCCATTGATGCGGTCGCCTACCTTGTAAATAATTTTTCTCGCTTACTATCATACAAACGATATGGGTGGTGGTCTTCTTCAGCTCGTCAGCTATGGTGCGCAGGACATTTACATCTCGGGCAACCCCCAGATCACGTTCTGGAAGGTCCTGTACAAGCGTCACACAAACTTCGCAATGGAGTCCATTGAGGTGACGTTCAACGGCCAGGCCGATTTCAACAAGCGTGTTACGGCCGTGATCAACCGTAACGCCGACCTGATGTACCGCACGTACGTCCAGGTGGTTCTCCCGGCGGTTGACTTTGCGTCAGTCACCCAGCTGAACCGCTTCCGCTGGCTCAACTACATCGGTCACCGTCTCATCAAGACGGTCGAGCTCGAGATTGGCGGCCAGCGCATCGATCGCCAGTATGGTGACTGGATGCAGATCTGGACCCAGCTCTCCCAGGATGTGGGCACAGTTGAGGCGCTCAACGACATGCTCGGTAACACGCATGACCTCGTGCTGATGAAGGACCGCAAGGGCTATGCGCTCGATGCGTCGTGCGCTGGCTCTGAGCTCACGAACACCTGCGCTCCCCGTGCCGGCACACCCGCGCGTACGCTCTACATCCCGCTCCAGTTCTGGTTCTGCCGCAACCCTGGTCTTGCGATCCCGCTCATCGCGCTCCAGTACCACGAGGTGCGCATCAACATCGAGTTCGAGCAGTGGATCAACTGCTGCTACTATGAGCTTGCCACGGTGTCGACGGCGCCCACCTCGATCCAGTCGCTCACGGCCGCGTCGCTCTACATCGACTACATCTACCTCGACACTGAGGAGCGTCGCCGATTTGCCCAGCAGACGCACGAGTACCTGATCGAGCAGCTCCAGTTCACTGGCGCCGAGTCCATCACGTCCTCGTCGAACAAGATCCAGCTCAATTTTAACCACCCGGTTAAGGAGCTTGTGTGGGTTGTCCAGCGCGACTCCTACGTCGACTGCACACCTAACCAGGGCTTTATCGCTGAGGTGAACGGCATGCAGCCCTTCAACTACACTGATGACTTCAGCACGGAGGGCATCGTCATGGACGTCCTCGCCCGCGGCTCCCTCGGCGGCGGCGGTGTGGCTGTTGGCACCCCTACCAACTTCTCACAGGACGGTCCTTCTGGTCCCTACTTCGTGCAGGGTCTCGGTACCCAGATCGGCCCCTCGCTCAACGGCGCGTCATGGCTCGACTCCAACTTGGGCATTGGCGGCAACGACCAGGCCCTGGTCTTCGAGGACACGACCAACTACCTCCTCGCGAAGGTCATCCTCCAGTCAGGTGTTCGCTGCGAGGGCAAGAACCCGGTGGAGGTTGCCAAGCTCCAGCTCAACGGCCAGGACCGTTTCACGGAGCGTGAGGGACGTTACTTCTCCCGCGTGCAGCCTTACCAGCACCACACCCGCACCCCGACGCAGGGTATCAACGTGTACTCCTTCGCGCTCAAGCCTGAGGAGCACCAGCCCAGCGGCACCTGCAACTTCTCCCGTATCGACAAGGCGACGCTCCAGCTCACGGTGTCGGTCAACACGGTTCGTGGCGGCCGCACTGCTCAGGTCCGCGTGTATGCCGTCAACTACAACGTTCTCCGTGTGATGAGCGGCATGGGTGGCCTTGCGTACAGCAACTAAACACCCAAAACAAGAACACAACCAAGAAATCAAACAAGAAAACCAAAAACAAAATGTACAGCGAAAACGCTTTACAGGTTGTTTGATGAAACTAGAAAATGACTGTGGTTTACATCAGCCGCGGGTTCATAGGGGATTTTATCAATAATCTCTCCGTTATCAACGAAAAGTACCTGAAAACAGGCGAAAAGGGAATTCTCTATATTTACGGTGACTTCCGTAGGGGACTTGAGACTACATTCAATGATGTAAAGGATGTCATTTCTGCTCAGCCCTACATTGAGAAGTTTGCCATCCATAAAGGTGAGCCGTATGACATAGATCTCTCAGATTGGTATGAAAGTGGCGAGCTGCTGTTTAAGAAGTCTATGAGGGAGCGTTATGCAAAGTATGACGTGGAATGGGGTGCTCATCAGTGGCTCCATGTCCCTGCCGATGAGAGGTATACCGGTGTAACATTTCTATCAACATCTCCAATCGGACGATGGAATTGGGCAATTAGGTATCCCGAGCT